ACTTTTAGAATTGATCCACTTCTTTCCGTTACAATTTTCTTCTTGAGACCTACCTACGCACCCAACCATAAACTCATAGTCGTCATCGTATACGGGGGCAACCACTCTATGTTTCATCTGTTTCGTGCGATCCAGACATACGCCAACATCAAATTTATCCAGTGTTTCGCTTTTGTATCCCCTGTTGACATAATAAGTGGCGGGTCTTTCTAGCATGTCCTTGACTTTTTCTTTTGGTATGCCGCTAGTTGGTCTTGGTTTTTCTTCGTAAATCTCACTGTAGATTTTTTCGAAATGGTCTTTCGACAGTTTGTTTCCTTCGTTTTTAAGATCTTTGGACGTTGTATTAACAAACTTAATAGCAAACTCCACAGCGTCTTGAAAGGAAACGTCCTCGTCCTGTTGAGAACTCAATATTCCCCTGATTAACCCTATGGGACTATGAACATACTGTTTCTCACAGGAGTGTGTCCAACATCTCCAGCATCCAAAAAACGAACCCCTCTTGGTGGTTATTGTAAATGCTTCTGGATTATCGGCCCCGTCATGTATTGGACAGGAAGTAGTTAAACGGTCGTAACCTTCTACATACCTTATTCCAAAATGATCCAAAAGGTCTTTTATTTTACAGGCAACCTTTTCTGATAAAATCGTCAATTCTTTTTGAGTGATCAAAATGGACTCTCCTCGCCTTCCGCGCCCTCTGTCAAAAATCCCTCATTGTGTTGATTCACTCCAGCCTTAACTTCACTATTGGTTTCTTTTTCTACAATACTGGCAATTGATCCTTGCATTGCAATATTGATATAATCATACTCTTCGAGGCCCGGACCATGTCTGGCTTCAATTGGAATTAATTTTCTATTTCCACTTTCTCCTTGGTCTTCTGCTATTTCTTCATCCGACTTACGTTTAAAAATGGAAAAACTACTACACAGCCAAATCAGTCTATCAGACCCGCTAACCACATCTGTAGACTCCTTGGTTATTCCGTCTCTGTTAAGCTGAACGAAGGACAAGCATGGACAATCATATCTTACACAAAAATTATGAAGCTCGGTTATTTGAAAACCCAGAACTTGAAACTCTTGCATGTTATTATTAATTTTATCAGAGGTCATTAGCTTTAGATAATCATATATGATTATGCAATCATTTACACGACCATTTTCATCATATCCAACATTTTTTATAATCCATCTTCTCATTATGGACAAAGTTTCTTCAAACGGCTTTCCCGCAATAGCTATATAACTCAACGGGGCGTCTTTAAGCTTTTCAACCGCCTGACGAACTCTCTCTCTGGTTCCAGAATTTTTAATAAATCTACCGGCGGCTATGTCGTTAATATCGACTCCGCTATTTTTGGCAATCAATCTATTCATATGGTCTTCCTTGGACATTTCTGTATCAAGAAACAATACAGGAATACCAAGTGTTCCGGCTATGTGTAGCGCAACGTTTCCGGCTAACATGCTTTTACCAACCTTCGGTCTGGCTGCTATAAGATCAACACACTTTCTTCTAAACCCCCCACCAATCGCTGCATCATATTTAGCAAAGCCACTACTCAGTCCCAAAATATCTGACGGGTTTTCTTCCAGATGACGAATATAGCCTTCTATTTCGTCTCCTAAAATTAATGGTTTATCTTCTACAGATCCGTTTAAAGATGCAGACAATTCGAAGATGGGAGATTCGGCAACGTTGATGATTTCGTCAACGGTTTCGTCTCCCGTAACCTTAGATATATTGCTGATAATATGCTTAGCCTGAAGGCTAATCTGTCTAGCAATTTCTAATTTTTTTAGCTTGACCGCATGATATCTAACATTTTCTAAACTAACATCAAAACCAGAAATGGCTTTGATATGACTGCTTGAAATCTGGTTTTCAAACCATGACTCAAGACCAAGGTCGTTGGCAGCACTTAATATAGAAGGTAAATCAATCGTAGTGCTATCAGTTAAAACCTTTTTAATACATGCATAAAGAATCTGATTTTCTTCTACGGTAAAAGTGTCAACGGTTATTATGTCATCAATGTCAATAAAGGCATCGGAGCCGTGTTGTATAATACCAGATATTACGGCTCTTTCCGATGCCGAATTGCTTATAGTTTTTGCCATTACTTTCTCGAACAGTTTTCACACCTGTAAAATTCGCCACCCACTGCGGCTTTGCTAAGCAGGCTTTTTACGCCGCAAATATAGCACGGAACTTCGACGAGCTTAGTCGGTTCTCTCGTGCGGGGAGACGGCGTATATTCAGGAGTTTGAATATCTCTTGCTTCTTCTCCATTATCCACAAATTGATTTTCTTGAGCAACTATAGCTTCTGTTCTTGCTACCCTTTTTTTACCATGTTTTGGTTCGCTAGACTTAGATGGCGCTATGAAAGAATTGTCTGTAGAGGTTTTTGAACCGGCTGGTTCCTCTGCGACAACACTATCTTCCTCAACATCTACAGCAGAAACCTGTTCAATATCTTCGCCGGTTAATTCCGTGAATCCTTTCGAAATCATTTCTATATTGTTCTCTAAAATTCCCTGTTTAATAACATCTAGTGGCTTCATGAGTATGCTTTCCTTTTGCTTAATTCCATTAACGAATCAGCCATCTTTCTTAAATCTCTAGTTTTATCTGTAAGCCATATCGCTCTAGCTTCAACGTGTATTTTAATCTCATTAACTTTTCTGGCAAAATCATTGCCCTGTATAGCCTGTTGATATTTCTGTTCATATTTTGTATATTGTGTTCCGTATTGATCGATTTCTTTGGAAAGAATTTTCCATAAAGCATTATTGCACCATTCTAGCTTCGCCATATTTTTGTTGTGTACAGTCTGTACATGTTGACAGTATGCGTACAAGAGATAGGCGGCTTCGGTGCATTGTTCAGAAGTTAATTCTGAAATTTGTTCGGCTGTTAATGATAATATCAATTCTACTTCGGGATTAACCTTGCTATAAATTATCCCCTCGGAAGCAATATATTTTTCTGTAGTTTCTACAAACTGTGCTAGTGATTCTTCAGCGTTCAAGGGTTGCTTTTTTCCAGTCATCTTCGTTGTCCGAATACTTAAAAATAACGATAGACAAATTATTTAATTCGCACCATCTAATTTTGTCTCTGTCTCTAGAGTTGGATTTGAAAAAGCCAGCTTTAGTTTTGTGATAAAACTCATTAAATTCATAGTGCTGAATTCCATGGGCTTCAACAATCAAATCATGGGATGGTAGAAAAAAATCTGCGTATAAAGTAGATCTTCGCGTGAGAGTTCGACTTCCGGGGAGGGCGACCTCTTCCAGAATTATAGATCGCGGGAATAGCTCACGCAACACCAATCTGGACGCACCATGCAGATTCGACGTTGGCCGTGTGCTGTTCTTTTTTGGAATGTGCCTAGAAAGATCCCATGTTCTTTCTCGGTCGTCAAACCCCGTAACTTTCAAAACATTGACCTTATTTCTTTTTCTAGAATTTCTAGAGTGATAGGATACTTGTTCAGAAATCTAGTAACCTTGTCTTGGCCTTGAAATTGTAGAAAAGACTTGACTGCTTTTTCATCGTCCATGTCAACGTCGTTCTCTGCAAACAAATGTTTGATCTCTTCTTTGTTCTCGATTAGGAAATTGCAGGTGAACCAAGCTCCTGCCTTTCCGATTAGATCTAAATCCACACCCATAATGAACAGTTCTTGGGTCATATCAATTCCATGACCGTATCGAAGCCATCCCTGAGCCTCGCCGCCGGGAAAGCCTCCAGCGGCAGATGTGAGAATTTTCCAGTTAATCATTTGTCCGATTTGTTTGCCGCCCACCTCCCACGGTTTGATATATTTAATTTCCAAAACGTTGTCTGTTTGATATTGAATACCTCTACCACCGTCTTGAACCTTTGATTTTCCAAATCCAGACGTGTTAGCTATCAAATGAGTTATCATGATAATGATAGCCCTTTGTCTAGGTACGATTCCACCTAATTTCTTAGCCCAGTTTTTTAGAAGCTTGGGCAGGGATGGTCTGAATTGGGCGTTTACATCGTCAATCAATTCCTTTTCTGGGATTAGAGAAGAAATCGAATCCACGATCAGGACGCAATTTGGTGTTTGTTTAATATACGATTCTGCAATATTGAGGTAATATTCCGCGCTCATTGGCTCTTCGTAAGTACCCACAACTTTGATTCCAGATATGTCTAATCCATGAATCCCCTCAAGGTTCATAGCCTTGAGCCTACCCTCTGCGTTCAAGTATATAATAGGTCTACTTCCGTGTTCTTTCTTTTGGCAGGTGGCAGCGAACTGCAAGGCTGTCGAGGTTTTTCCACTTTTGGGATCGCCAGTAAATGTAACCCAGCTACCCTCTTTTATACCGCCTCCTAAAGCTAGGTCTAGTGCGGGGCTGAGAGGAATGATCTTAAGATTCTTACTTTCTTCAAATACATCAGATCCACTTCTTACCACCTCTCCATATTTCTTTATGATTTCCTTAGTGATAGGATCATCAAGAAAGTCTTTTTGTTTAGTCATCTAGTCCTCTCATTTTCTGAGTTAGTCCTTGTCTTCCGTAGGGCTTCATAGGCCTTTTTGTTGTGTTGTCTTCATACAGTGTTTCTTTTTTTACCCTGCTGTCCAGCCTTTTTTGTTCTTGGGCAATTAAACTCTCTAAAGTTTTGACCCTCAAGGAATAGACACTTTTTCCCCTGTCAGATTTTAAAGCGCCTATGATAGC